ATGGCGAGGAGGAAACAGTTTCAAGATTAAAACTCTTGAAAGACTGCTACCTGCACCACCTTGTGGGGCAGCCCACCCATTTGCCATGGGTGAAGCAGCACAAGAGTGGAAAACCAAAGGGACCTTTTGGGGTCCTCTGGAAGTTTTCCCGACGGCAGCTGTTCAAATGCTGGAATGCCTTGATGGCATATACGCAAATGACATATCAGTTTTCCACTGGTATGCCCCGGCTGACGGCCCGACAATACGCCAAATTCATACGTGCCGTTAATCGGCACCCAGTCAATCCTGACTGGAATGCTTTGGTGGAAGTCCTGATTGAGAACTTCCTTAGCGTGTACAAATTTAAACCGTTTGTGCATGAGACTGGAGTTCCTATCGTGTCCCTTCATGGACATCCGTCTAGGAGGGCTCCGTATGCTCATGGGTATATGGAAACACGAGTGGAGGAAGAGACCTTGGTGGCTTCTATAGCAACCTTGGCTCTACGACCCGAGTTCACCCGAAAGCACTGGCCGATTTATTCGGGAGTGCTAAAGGGTTTCGAAGAAACATGGTCCGGGTTTGCCTGGACCATGGACATGTCGACTGATAGACCCCTCTCCGGGAGGATTGGGATTATTCAGGAACCAGGTTATAAAGCTCGTATAGTGGCGAACCCTTATAGGGTCCACCAAGCTGCGATGCTACCACTTAAGGATTACCTGTTCTCTCTGTTACGTGAGATCCCCAATGATTATGTATATAATCAAGAAGGGGGCGTAGCGTACGTCCAGGGTTTACTGGGCGAGGGTCGTACGTGTCATAGCGTCGATCTTACTAACGCGTCTGACAATCTCCCGATTGAGTACCAGGCCTACCTACTAAGGAGGCTCGGAATTTCCGAGTCTTGGGTTTCGTGCTTCTGCGCGATCTCGAGTGGTGACTGGGAGTTTCCACGTGAGTGGATTCCTCCTGATCACAATCTCCTGAGGTATCTCCCAAAGGAAGATGCACCCCAACAAGGGTTCTATCCGTACAATGGTG